GTAGTATTTACCATAGAAGTAGAAGCAGGAGCTACCAAAGTAGCATTAAAATAATTTATTAGGCTTGCATTTTCCCAGGTAGCTCTTGCACCAATAGCATAATAATGATTTAATAGTTGAAAACTTTTTGTTACATTTGAACTATCAAATAATAAATCATCTCCTGTACCATAAGAACCTGTTGTTAGGTTATCAGAAACTCCTGTAATATATAAAGAGTAACCATTAGGTACTCTATTATTCATACTTTGAAGTCGTTCACCATCTACTTTTACCCCTTCAATATTTACTTGAGAAGGGATATTACCTTTTAACCAATTAATAGCTTTATTAACATCTGTAAAATATTGAGAACCATCTCCTACTAAAGCTTCTAAATTACCTATAGAAGTTAATAGAGAAGAATCATTTTTCCATTTTTGTCTATTACCATCATCTGGAATATTATATTCTTCATTAGCTGAGAACTCTTTACCAGCCCAAGTCTTAATATCTCCAGAATCATTTTTTATTTGAATGATATAACCCACAAAAACTCCTCTTATTTAAGCTTTAAATTTTAATACAATAGCAGCATCTGCGGCATTACCGCCTTGGTCAATATACTTAACAAAAAACTTCTCACCTGCGGTCACAGCTTGGGGTGTTGGAAGAGTTACGTTAGCTGTTTGCGTATTCACTACTGTCCAAGTGAAAAAAGGACTAGTAACAGTACTTGTTTTTCTAAACTCCAAAGCAAAATCAGGGCCAGTATCATTATTAGACCAAGTAAAGCCTGTAAAAGTACCTGATATAGGTACAATAATAGGAGTATTATCTCCGGGAAGTAAATTACTATAACCTATCCAATTTCCATTAGATAAAGTACCATTATAAATAAGATTTATAGGAACAATTAAAGGATCAGAAATACTTCTAACTTCTTCAATAGCTAATTGTACATCTTTAGAGATAAAATCATTTAGTCTTTCAGGATTGGATTTAAATCTAATACCTTCTGCAAACCTTTGTCTTAAATAAGCAAAAGCTTTAGTAGCCGATAAATCATTAATACCATCATTGATTACTAAAGCGCCGCTGTTTATATTAGTAGTCATTTCTGTAATTGTTGCTTCTTTTTGATACATATGGTGTCTAGAAGCATCAATAGTACGTTGACCTGAAGCAGGGATATCTTCTCCTGTTTCTTTTATTGATATAAGAGTACCTGTAGTATTTTTGACAATAAGCATTATAAACCTCCTTTAAGAATAGCACCAACTACGATATTCTTAGCTGATCCTGAAGATAATTTAATAGCTAATTGTTTACCTGTAGTAACAGAAATATTTAAAGTAAAACTTCCTGTTCTTGCAGCTACTACTGAAACAGAACCTAATAAAGTTAAGTTTATTTCATCACCATCATGTTGGTATATTTGAAGGGTATATGTGTCTAAAGTTTCAGAAGAAGTAAATAATTTTTTAATAGTAGCATTTGATAAAAATATAGTTCTACCTGACTTATTAGAAGGTACTCCTTCATTAGCAAGAAAAGTACCAGAGCTAATATTACCTCCTTGACCCCAAGATGCTCCAGGAGAAGCAGATGCTCCAATTTCTATTAGAGCTTCTTGTACGGTAGAAGAAGCAAAATCAGTTCCTGTATTGTCAAAGAAAGTGTCAATTGCTGCTTGTAATTTTTGTTTGACAAAGCTTTTAAATGACATTATGTCCTGACCTCTATTTCTGCTTTCATACCACTATGAGAAGCATCAATTCTTACATCTAAGAAACTTCCTGGTATAGAAATAGATTCACTTACCATAAGAGTATGATAGGTAGCTCCTGCAGTAGTACTATACCTAATATACCTATTAGGGCTATTAGTACCTGCATTTGGTCCAACTCTAGGAACGTTAATAAATAGAATTTGAATATTTCTACCAGAAGATGGAGTAAAAGTTACAGGAACCCCTGCAGTAGTAACAGTAACTACAGATTGTTGAGGTTCTAAATCTAAATACTCATCATAATCATTTAAACTCATTTATTAACTCCAAGAAACTACTACAGGTTTTTTAAGTTCGATATCTTTAGCAATAGATTCAATTTTATTTATAAGAGTAGAATCTACTAAAACTTCTACTGTAGAACCAAATGAGACTACTTCTCTTGGTCTTGAGCCTTCTTTAATAGCTCTTCCTTCAGTATCTCTATTTTTAAAACTTTCAGATAATTGCATTCTTAGAGTAGGTCTAATACTAATATGAATAGTTTTAGTATCTGTATTTAGAGTAGCTATATAAAAAACTTGTTCTTGGTTACCTAATTTTCTAATTTTTTTAGTCCAAGGAAAAAGTTCTAATTGTTCTTTGAATGTTTTTATATTTAATGTTGGTTTTGAATCTTCATCAAAATAAATTAAATCTTTCATTTATTCTCCTCTTAAGAAAAAAAAGGGGAGGAAAACCTCCCCTAAAACACTAATTAAGTAACAGTTCTAACATGTAGAGAAGCTCCGCCGTTGGCATCACCACCAGCAGCTTTACGCTTCTTAATTTGAACTTTTACTTCCAAATTAGCAGCACCAGGAATTTCAATAACACCTTCACTCCAATGTTCAGATACTGAAGGCATAGAAGAAGAGTTAGCAGATACTTTGTAAACAATTACATCAGTTGTATCGTCTGTTACAATACGAGCTTCTGCATTTTGATCACAAACCCACTGCCACCCATAAATGTAAGCAGTAGTACCAGCACCTACAGCAAGTGAAGCTACAGTAACGAAAGGAGTAGCAGTAGCTGTAATAGTAGCAAGACCATCACCTGCAGCAGCAAGAGCATCAGTAACTGTGAAAGCTTCAACACCTGTAGGAACAATAGTAGCTGATACAGAAGAATTCTTAAGTTGAACCTTAAGAAACCCTTCAGGTGTGACGTTAAGCATGGTGTAATCACCATCTGCTTCTGTAATGGTTGTATCCGCATCACGGCGAATAACCATTGCAGGAATACCAGCATCCGTACCACCAGCAACAGAATCACGAGCTTTAGTCAAACCATCAATAGCAGTATCAATCTCTGATAGTTTTGCAAGTGTATCTGCATCATGAGTATAAAGCTCACCTTCTAAAGTGGTCTTCAGCTCACCAAAATCGCCTGTTACAACGCCGGAAGTCTGTGTTGGAGTCTTAGTACCAGAATCATCCACAACAGCCAATGTGAACAAACCTGTAGAGCCTGTGGCGAATACAGAGCTATGCGCATACTCTGCATCGGAAGCTTCTACACTTACAACAGTAGCTACTTTAAGTCTACCATTTGAATCTACTTGAAGTGGGGAATAATCGCCATCAGCTACGCCAGCATGTGCTCCATCAGCATCTTTACGAATAGCACCAACGTTCAACATAGCATCGGTAGAAGTAGCAGTATCTCCACCAAGAACACGAGAAGAAATAATCAAACGCCCACTTGCATCAAGTGTTAGTTCGGCAATTTCTTCGTTAGTTAGAGAAGGTAGTGTAGATAAATACCTACCAACCCTTAAACCAAAATCATCTAATACGGCCATTAAAATGCCTCCTTTAAAGGATTAAACTTACGTAAGTTCCTCCTCTGTAGGAATATTGTCAGATTGGATCTTATTAAAAGTAAAGACTTTATCCTGCAATTCTTTAATTTTAGGTTTTATCTTTTCTTCCATTTCCTTAATCTCTTTTGACAAACTCATTACAGAGGAGAATAACTCTTCAATTTCTTTGTTTGGAACATACGTTTCTAGTGGTCCTGTAATAACAAACAACATTAAACCACTTTTATTAGATTCTAATTTTAACTGCATAAATACCCCTCTAAAGAAACAAAAGTCTCATAAGGACCATTGTTAGTGAAATAGCGACTAGCTTGAGCCTCTATAGTTAATACTTCTCCGTTTAATAACGGTTTATTTTCTTCAAATCTAAATTCTATATTAGGTCTACCTGCTTCTGATACTTTGATTTTTTTAGTAACACCATCTATTTTCATTCTAAATATACAATTAGTAAAAGCTACACAATCTACCTTAATAATACGTGTACTATCTGAAGTAGAGGTGTAGCTATATATAATTTTATTAGTAGTATTTGTAAGTGTATCAGCTGCTTCTGAAAAAATCTGATTAGCTTCAGGATGGGAACTAATAGCGATATTATCGCCATCTTTAGAATCTACTGTTATGTTAGTATTAATAGAACCATCAGGATTTACTACTAAAGTATCTCCTGTAATACTATCTCCAATATGAACACCATCACCAATAGGATCTAAATCAACATCAACGGAAACATTATCTAAAGTAACATTAGAATCAACGCATAGACGATACTCACCATCAATCTCTTTGACACATACTGGAAACCCTGTTATTGGATCTACAAGTGTTACGCCTTGAGCTACGCCTCTATTATTATGTTGAGTTCCTGAGGATCTATTTGACTTAGTAGCCAAGGACTACCTCCAATAGTAGAGGTTATTTGTCAAACTTCTTGAATATTCTTGCTCGATATTTCTTTTGTTCATCTCTATTTAGGTCTTTGTCTGGTAGGCTCATATTAAGTTTTTCTATGAGTTCTTTATCTTCAAGTATATGTAGTTTACATACTTTTCGTAGACTATGTTCGTATGCAGTTAGTCCACATGAATCACCATTTGGTTTAATAAAGGAACAAAGACCTTTTTTTACATGTTCTTCATAATCAAATTCTTTTTTAAGTTCCATTTCAGTTTTTAGAATATGATTCTTGATTTTAGAATAGTGTTCAAAAACGTCTTTACCAAAAATGGTTTCTACGTCTCTATCTCTTGTTATGCATTTTAATGTTAACAAATGTTCTAATGCATATTCTTCACTACTATTAATTAAAGGTAGTTTTTTAATAATATTATATTCTTTACTATCTTTAATTAGAACTCCAAAACCATCACGGAATCTAATACCATTAACATGGCCATTAAAAGCATGTAGTTTATGTCTTACTACTACATATTTTTCATCTTCTTGTTTTCGTGCATTCCAATAAGACATTTAAACTCCTCAAAATAATAAAAAAATAAAGGAGAAAGAGGGAGATTTTACCTCCCTCAATCTACTTTAAAGGATTAGGCTCCTAGGGGTAGGATGCCTTTCATACGAGCAAGAGCAAGACGAGAGTAAAGATCGAAACCAACATACCATACCATTCGGTATTGTTCTGCGTTTTCATCTTCACGAGGACCGACATACTTAAGACTCAGACCAGCTTGTTTAGAGTTGGTGAATCCAGTTACGCCTACGCCTTGGCCCATTACACCAGCATAGATAGTAGAACCATCAAGACGCTCAGAAACGATTACAGCAGAACCAGCTGGGAATAGAGCAGCAGTGTTAAGAGCAAGACGAGCTACTTGAGTGTTTTGTTCTGGATCAAAGAAAGAACCAGCAACACTGTCCATATCGATAGTAGCGCCGCCAGCATAACCAGAAGCTACTTCATAACGATAAAGAACGTCATCAGAACCACGAATAAGAACATGCTTAACGTCAGCAGCAGCTAGAGTAGGAGAAGAAGTAGGATCAGCAGCTAGAACAACAGTATCTGCATCAGTAACACTTGAAACAGTAGTTTCAAAAGTGTTTACAGCATCAAAACGAGAGATGAAGTCGTTTCGGAAAACCGGAATGTCTTGGTAATACAGTTGTGGGCGAGCACTACCTAGACCTGACTGTTGAATTTGGGCTGCATCAGTACCGCCACCAGTGTTACGAAGCAGTACTCGGAGAGTACGGATATCACGAGAATGCATCATCAAGAAATCTACTTGACCAGCAGTAACTCGGTCGATAACATCATCAAGATCTTCGAGAGTAAATACACGTCCTGGCTTATCAGCTCGTGGGCCGGAATCTTCTACTAGCTCAAGAGTTTGAGTAGAAGCGCCATTGTTGTAGAACGGATGGTTAACGTCAGAAACGTTACCTTGTTCTGCATCAAGAATAGAAGCCATACCGTTGAATCGGTTATTGATACCGATAGGACCGTTATTGCTCTGAGTCAAAGAACTTGCACGCTTCAAGTTGATGATAGCGTTAGAGTAAAGACGACCCATAGCTTTTGCTTTAGAGCTAAGTTGAACACTCAACTGGTCATTAGTTTCAGAGAATTGCTTGGAGATATGATCATCCAAGATTACTTCGCCAATGATTTGTGTCAAGTTAACGTTTACCAACTGGTGAGTAGCGCCAGTGCGGTACTTAGCTTGATCCAGGTTAGTTCCTGGAGCAGAAAACCCTGCGAGAGCAATTTGGTTTTCACGAGTGAAAGTGTAAGCCAAGCCTTCAAACGCTACGAAAGGAAGAAATCGAAAGAATTGATCAACAGTAGTGATGTCTTCTACGATACCTTCTACGAGGAGGTTGTTTGATAGTTTAGCTGCTTCTGACAAACTAGTTACTTGAATAGCCATTAATTATTTTCCTTTAGATTTTAGGAAGGTTTTGGGGATCAAATTGCTGCAATCCAGCTCTGATCTTGGCTTGGGCAGTCATCTTATCATACTGTGCTCTCTTAGCTGCCGTTTGTGCTTCACCTGTAGTCCTAGCACCCTCTGATGCTCCTGGAGTTGCGTGACTCACTACAACGGTTTTGTCGATAAACATACCGCTCATTTTTGCTTCGCTCAAAGCAGTCCAGCCTTCTCGTGGATCAGTGTAACCACGAACAAGACTATCAGCAAATTTTCTATACTTTTCTGGAATATTATTAAGTTCTTCTGAAATACGTTCTTTATACACACTCATCTGAGCCTCTCGCTCGACTTCATATGTAGAAAGTTTCTCTTTCATCAGATTCAATTCATTTTGTAGCTGTTCTTTTAGAAGAGCTTTCTCACGTTCTACCTGTGTAAGAGCAGCTTCTCGGTGAGCTAGTCGTTCATCCAAAGAACGTTTCTTATCTTCTTCTTTTGATTTTAGTTCAAGAAGTTGACGTTTTGCATCCAAAGCTTCTGCATTTTCCTCCTTAAATTTCTCTATCTGCTCCATAAACTGAGCTTTAACAGCTTCAACCTGTTCTTGAGACTTCAAACGCAGTGCTTTTGCTTCTTCTCGAACTTTTTTAACTTCGAGTAGTGCGCTATCTAGTGTCCAAGTGCTAGGATCGGCGACTGGGGTAGAAGACTCTTCCTTCTTTTCAACCGTTTCAACTGCTTTAACAACAGGCTCTGTTTGCGCTGGTTGTTCTGGAGTTGATTGTGTTTTAGCTCCCATAGTTTCTAGTAGATCAGATGACGTTTTCATGTAAACTCCTGTGTTGATCTCAATCAACGTTTAATAAATAATTAGGAAAACTAAATTAGTCTTCCCACTCCTCTTAACGAATCTCCTAAACCTTTATTCTTCATTTCTTGTTTGTAGGGATTATTATCCGCTACATCTGGAAGAGAATCAGAATAAGGTAAAAGTGAAATTTCTCCAATAAGCCCTGGTTCAAATGCTGTTAGTATAGGCTTTTTTAGAAGAAAAACCTTCTTTTCTGTATGACATTCATTCCAATAAGTATGTAAATGTTCCCATTCTTTCTCACAATCACCAAAACTTTCAGAAACTAAAGTATCAAATACTTCTCCATCTTTCCTAAAAATTCGTACTACATACTTATCTTTACTCATTTATTTTCCTTTTTTATTTTGATTTTCAGGTTTACCTACTTTAGTAGCTGATTCCTCAGATTGTTTTGCCCTGTTATCAATTTTAGGTTTAGCTACTTTTACACCACTTTCTTTATCTTCTTTGTTCATAGGAGGAGGTTCTGTTGGATCAACAACTACCCCTGCATCCACCAACATCTTTTGAGTTTCTATTTGTACTTTAGTATCTTCTATTGATTGTTCTAATTTATCTTTGCGTTTTTGTTTAATTCTCTTGTCAATCTCATTATCCGTGAGATGTGGATATAGTTCGATATAAGTGGCTCTATCACCTGCTTCTAGGATTTTCTGTTCCATAATGATCTTTTCCATTTGGGTTTTAGGGTCCAAAGGAAATTTAGGAGGAACATAAGTAACTTCTAGTTTACAATCTTCTGAAAATCTTTCATCTCCTGAAGAACTGTGGTGTGTATTCCAGAGAGTTTTGATCACTTGGAATAATTGAGCTTCTCTTTCTGCGAAGAGTTTTCCTCGACGACCTGCATTCTCATCCATTACCCCTTGTTTTTCCATCCACGCAGAAAAACCTGAAGGAGGTAATTTATCTCTGTATTTAGGCTTCAGAAGGTGAGAAACACGAATCATATCATACATGGACTGAATAACGTTTACGAGGCCATTAATATCTGCGTTAGGGTGAGCATATTTAAAGTCTCCTTTTTCCCCTACAGAGATAGCTGTATCAGGCCCTAGCGTGAATCCTAATCCATTTGCATCAGCATTACCATCTCCACCTAACCCAAAAGATCCTTCGTAGTTCCTGTAGTTGTTTCCGAGGCCATAACCGCTTGTTCCACCAAGACCTCCAAACCTACCTGCAGAACCTCCCTTCAATACATTAAAATCATCAGAAGGACGACCTTGCCTTGTACCTTTAGAACGTTCTGCACCTTTAATAACAGGAATACCAAATGATTGGAATTTAGCAATATGGTTTAAGTCGGTAAGACGCATATTAATAGCGTGGTTAGCATATATAAGAGGCTCGTTAACTGGAAGGTAGTAATAATGAGCCGGATCTTGATTAAAGAAAGGTATCGCTGGTATACATCCGTAGGGATTTTCAGATTCATAAAAATTAGATTCCTCATCTTCGATACGATGACTTTGCGGTGTCCAATAAATCTTACTAACTTTAGCTAGCTCATGATAACCTACAGAAGACCCTACAACAGCGTTAGAAGGTCCATTATAGGTAGGTACAACTGCTGCTCCGCTACCAAAACCAGAAAAACCATTCCCAAAACCAATCATAAGATCAGTAATATAATAAGGAGAGGCTTTATACTTTACATCATAGGTTCCACTATGCATAACTTCTAATTGTACTTGTCCACCAGCAGTCTCATCTACTAACTTACCAGTAGTAGGATCTACAAAAGATACTTTAACAAGTACTGTACCTAATAGCTTAGTCCATCTATCTACTTTATCCATAATCATCAAATAACGACTATGATCTTTAATTTTTTCCCAAAGGATTTGATCTTTTTTTGATATTTTTCCTTTAGAATCTAAAACCTGATAAATTGGTGCTTCTTTAAAAAGAATAGACGTTTCATCTATAATCTCTTTAGTAATATTCATTGGTATAATTTGTTGTTTATCAGGATGTCTAAATTGTTTTACAAGGTCATAATAAACAAAAGTGTCTCCACGACCTTCATACAATGCTAGAGCTACTTCTGATACCCATTGGCGATAATAGATATCATTGTATAAATAAGCTCCTAAGGTAGGCAGCCTATTCCCAAAAAGAGGATTATTGGTAACGCCTAAATTAAAAGAAATGATACACCTCCAAAATAACCTTTATAGGTTATTATTTATATACATTAAATAGAAATAAAAGTCAAGTAAATTATTTATTTTTTATAGAGTTTTTATATAATTTTCTGCAAATAAATTTATTTCTTTTATTCTATCTTCATAATTCATATGTTTATATTTATCATTATAAATAGCACCACTAAATTCTTTAAAAATAACTACTAATATAGAACTAATTACCTCTTGTTTTTGTAACCTAAGAGGTAATTTATCCTTATTAACCATAAATAATCTATTTTTTCTGTATATTAATGATTCTTCCATTATTGTACAGCTGCAATATAAACAAGACCTTCACTAGCTGTTCTAGTCAATTTAATATGAGTAACAGCGTGAGTAGTATAAGTAGCAGGAGTAGTTGATACTGCTGTAGTACCAAAGTAATCTACCCCATTAAGAGAGAAAGTAGCATTAACAGTTAAAGATCCTGAAGCTTGTAGAGTAATTTTACTTGCTACTTCTCCAAGTACAATAACTTCTTCTGTAGTAGTACCGTCTAGTTTAATTGAAGTTAGTTTAGTATTACCTGGAGTATTGTCAAGTGTTCTTACGTCTTTTTTGCTGTAACCCATTGTTTAGAATCCTTCTTCTATTGTAATGTAATTATTGTGGTCGTGAAGTAAATGTACTAATAGATA